AGCTCAAATCTCAACAGGAAATACAAGATTATATTAATGAAAAATATAACAAACCAAGATATGCACCTATGAACCTTTATGGAGTTTATATTCCTGATTATGAACTAGAAAAGCCAGAGGTTGTAGCAGTGCTTAAAGGTCATGTTAAAGAAAAAAAATTACAGTAGGAGGTGCAATGCAAGAGTGGTTTAAAACTTTGACAAAAAAACAATTAGCAACTTGGATAAGAGCGCAATCAACAGGTATCAACACTATTTTAAATAGTGAAGAGGACTGGGAAAACATTGAGTTGGCTAGGGAAATATTAAAAGAAAAAACATGTTGACATTATGTTTACGATATGCGAACATTTAAATATAAGGTAACAGGAGAACGAAACATGATAAGAAGACTAGCCAATCAAATTATTCTGGGTTTCAAAATTTCATTATTACTTTTAATACCTGCTGTGTTCATTGCAGCAGCAATCATCGCAATCAACTTATAGGAGACGAAATATGAGTGACGAAAAACAAAGAGACGAAGTTAAGTTGTTCTTCAATGTCTTTGGCGACAAAGACAAATACGTTGGGTCCTTTTACTATGACAAGGGTAAATACCCTCCGTTTGCAATGTTGGAGGATGTTTATTCCAAGTCGCAGAACTTCAGCAAGAGTTGGAGTTTAGACAGGTTTGGTGAGGAGTTCAGGTCAAGTTCTGTTGGGGACTACATGGAATTGAACGGTAAAAGATTCTACGTTGCGAGAATGGGGTTCAGTGAAAAAGAGGTAAATTCAAGCGGAAGGGAGGTGAAAAAATCATGAAACTTTTAACTAAAGAAATAGAAAACAAGCTTGCAAAAAATTACGAAAAGTTTGACAGCATGGATTCTATCAGGGATGAAAAGATTGTAGTTCATTATTTTAACCCGTATGGAGCAGGAGACTGGTACGGTTACAGCATGGACGAAGGCAAAAGACTTTTTGGTTACGCAAAAATTAGTGATGGAGAGTACGGATATTTCAGCTTGGCCGAGTTGAGTAATCTTGGTTTTATTGAGAGAGATATGTACTTTGACAAAAATAAAAAATTCAAGGAGGTTGAAGAGTAGTGAGAAATAAATACGTAGGTTATGTGAGGGTATCTACGAAGCGCCAAGGCAAGGACGGTCTTGGTGCTGACTCTCAAAAAAATATAATCAATCAGTACGTTTCGACCAGGGATGGTCAGCTGTTGCAAACTTTTGCAGAAGAGGAGAGCGGTAAAAAAATAAATAGGCCAGAATTAGAGAAGGCGATTGCACTAGCAAAAAAAGAGAATGCAACGCTGGTTATTGCAAAGCTTGATAGACTGGCAAGGAATGTTTATTTTACTGCCAAGCTTATGAAAAGTAATGTTGAATTTGTTTGCTGTGATATGCCAGGAGCAAATAAAATGACTATCTATATCCTTGCAGCAGTTGCAGAACAGGAGCGTGAAACAATATCAGCGAGGACCAAAGCGGCACTGGAACAGAAGAGAAGGAGAGGTGAGTCTTTGGGTAGCAAAAATATTTTACAGATTGCCAAACTCGGCAATGAAGTGAAAAAGAAAAATGCAGATGAACGTGCTAAGAATATTTTACCAATCATTGAGGAACTAAAATCAGTGGGTTTGACATCGTTAGCACAAATTGCAGATGGTCTTAACAAGCGTGGAGTTCCTACAGCGAGAGGGAGAAAATGGTATCCTAGTTCAGTAAATAACGTAATCGGTAGAAGATATGGCACATAATAGTTCAGGAAGGAAAACCTCTTTTTTAAGAGGAGAGTTGGGCGCATCCATGATTGCATCTTTGGATGAAGGCGTAGACAGTTATAAAACCGCAAACGAAGTGTTGGATTTTGCTTTTAATGAAATCATGGGTAGGTCACAGGCTAACCTTGACAATGACAAGATGCTTGCTGGGCGCATGTTAGAGAATGCAATCATTGATATGTACTTGAATAAAAATGATATGAAGACTGAGCGTGTAAACATTGACCCGCCTGTGTGTCGTTATGAAGTGACATCTTACGTTCCAAAAAAAATTCAAGGTGTTTTAAAAAATTTTGGTATTGAAAAATGTTTTGTTGCTGCAAGTCGAGATGCTTTTTTGGAAACAAATCTTGATAATAAATTTTCTGGTGACCATCAGGTTCCTATCGAAGTAAAAAATTTAAGTGGTTCTTACGACCAACCTATTAGAACGCAGCACTGGGTGCAGCTGCAAACACAAATGCTGTGTTCCAAAAATGCACCGTATGGAATATTGCTAAGACTTCTGAACGGATGGGACTTGAAGGTGGATACTGTCGATGCTGACTTTGATTATCATGAACGTATTATTTTTATGGCAACAGATTTTTGGACCAGGCTAGGAATTTTGTTAGATGACCCTAGTAAGAAATCTGACATTGCATATCCCTTCGCAACCTCGGCAGAAGCTTCACGTTTTATTGTGCCTGGAGAAGGTATGGAAGCAATAGATTTACAAGACAACGAACAAGTAAAAGAGTTAATACAATTATATTTACAAAGAAAAGAAATTAAAAAAGCAGCAAACCAGCAGTTTGAAGAGGTAGAAATTCAACTTAAAGAAATTTTAGGTGAGTATCAAACAGGTTATTACAAGATAGGAGAAGAGAATTACGAAATAAAACATACGAAATTTGAACGAAAAAAAACAAAATCTGTTCCGATTAAAGGTGAACCACCAACTATTGGGCGCAGATTTTCAGTAAAACTAAAGAAGGAGACATAATGACAACGAAGAAAAAAAAAGTAGTACAAGAGAACCCTACGGTTCAAGAGAAAAAAGAAATACAAGTCAAAGATTTAAATTTATTGACAAAGATGTACCTTGCTACTAATCGTATCAAACAGCAAAAAAAAGATATTAAGGATGTTGATATTGGACGTTACAAGGCGACAAGTCATAATTTAATAACGAACATTGTCGCTCCAATTCTTCATGAACTAGGTTTGTTTTATGTTCCGTTTGTAAAATCAACCATGCAGAATGGAAACAGAACAGAAGCAACAGTGGCTTTACAATTTTACAACGTACATAATCCGCAGGAAAGTATGGTTATTGGAGATTATGTAGGCTATGGGGTTGACAATTCAGATAAAGGGCCTGGGAAAGCGTATTCGTATGCAATCAAATTTATTTTAATGAAAACTTTTAAAATAGAATCTAACGATGGCGAGGGTGATGAAAGTGAGTTGAGTAACCCAGAAGCAAAGACTGTGTTAACTGACCAGGAAAAGGCTGACAAGTCTCTGGATGCTATGTACAAGGAGGTAAAACCTATTATTTCTACACAAAGTTTTGAAGAAGCAAAGCAATACTGGGAAAATTATCAGAATAATAAAGGTGTTGCACTTGAGTTCAATAAATTAAATTCATCTAGTAGGTACATAAATTTTATAAATTCGATTAATAAAATGATTCAGGAGAAAAAAAGTGACACCAAATAAAAAAAGAGTTTTGGATATTGTAAAAGTGTATCAAGATGTGTATTCTTACTCTCCCACTTACGCAGAGATTGCAAAAGAGTACGGATGTACAAAGCAAAATGTTAGTAAGATGGTAAAATCATTGGAAATTGATGGATATTTACAGATAGACCGAGGTAAACATAGAGGTATAAGACTCCTAGACAATTAATATACCGCTATGCTTCATTTATGGCCCATACGCAGCACTTTATATTGCTTGCTTACATTGGGCCATCTTTTTATTTTAAATCGCTGTATGGACGAATTAAGGGCTAAAAAAAAGAGCCTAGAGTCTGTGAAAAGGTGGGGTCTTGGAATTCTAGGCTCAACTCGAGGAATTACTCAATAGTAATTTCGTACATCTCAGTTATACATGATTTTAAAATTATGTTCAATCCTCCGAGTCCTTTGTCATCGGTGTAGGTATCTATCAGCTTTACCATTTTACTGTCTTCTTCTACCAGGTAACCGATGCTGTGACATAAAATTGGTTTTGCTTTTTTTATGTCTTCTAAACTAACCCAGCCGCCATCACTGGAATGGTCCTCCCAGCAAACAATATACAGCGGATAATTTTCATTTTTTATCATTGCGTAAATATGTCAAGTAATCAGCGCCCTCTTTCACTTCCCAAAATATTTTTATAAAATCTGGGTGCGTTTCATCTACATGGGTGTTAATTATAACAACTGCACATGGAGAGAGCATTTTGTTAGGTAAATTTAATTGTTTTGCATAGTCATCATATTTTTTATATGAACCGACCTGTAGACAGTGCATGGTGATTGATGAATTTGCATCTTTTAAAGGCATGTAACCTGAAATATGTCTGTGGCCTGCTACCAAAAGATGGTCTCTTGTATTAAATATTGCATGGCGCACTATCCCATGAGCTGTGTTGTAAATACTATGACCTCTAAATTCGTGACTACAATTTACTCTGACGTTGTGTTTTGGTAGTTTTAGTCGGATGCGTAAATTGTGTGGTGCGTAGGTTGTTTTGAGTGGACGCATCATCCACTTGACGGGGTCACCTACGCCAGACCACATGTCATGATTTCCTGCAACGACCCATAGTAATTCTCTTGGATAGCGCAATAACCATTCGGTCAGCGCCCATGCTTCCTCGGCTGTAGTGGATTGTTTGGCCCATAATCCTTCTAGCTTTGTTCTTCTGGCCCAGTTGTTTTGTAAATCACCAACATTCGCAGTGTACATTCCAGGAGTATTATTTGCAATATCCATGTGTTCAATCAGTGCAGGAATATCGGCTCCGTCATCATCTACGTGTGGGTCTCCCTGGATGTAAATGCCAATCGGCTTTGTGTCTTTAATTTTTATATCTAAAAATTCTTCGTTGACTTCTCTTTTTTCTCTGCGTTCAAATACTTTAACACGCTGCTGAACCAAGTCGTCAACATCATCCCAGTCACTTTCTGTAAATGGATTTTGTACTTCATAGTTGCTGCTGACATTTGGTTTGACTGTTTTTTTACCGCAAGCTTTACACTTCCATCTTTGTGGAGAACTGTAACCACCATCATTACCAGCTTTTATTAGGTGTGTGCTATTACAGCTTGGACAGGTCAATATGTTTCCCTTGCTGTCTCTTTGCAACTTTCCTACTCTAGAAAAATTACCACCTTTTGTCCCTTTCATTTTATCCTACAAGTTCAAAGTGAACTGCATCGACAAACTTATTTTCTGGGTCCAGTATAAAATTATTTACTTTCCAGGAACCTCCCCAACGAAGATTTACCTTGCATTCGTTTGATGCAAGAGCAAAAGCGTTTGCCACTATTTGATAATATTCTAAATCCCAGGTAACCTCGCCATCTACAAAACAGGCGATGTCTATTGCATGTCCTGATAAATGTTTACTTTTCATTGTTTTACTTGCGCCCTCTGCCACAAGTTGTTTTTGTTTTTCTTCTGAACGTAAACCTTCTGTTATTCCAAAATCAACAGGAGATAATTCAAGCGCTTTTCTTGCTACTCTTGAAAGGTCTCTGTGAACGCTGGCTAATTTTTCTTCGGATTTTTTGCCGAAACGAAAATTCATAATAAAATAAGTATGAGGATAACTAGGATAGCAACGCCTGCATACAAAGGTATATCAGGATGTTCCTCTTTTAGTTCTTCATATTTTTTAAAAAGTTTTTTCATAATAAACACCTCACGATTTAAATTTACCAATACTTTTAAGGCCAAAACTGGCTCCTATGGAAGCTAGTATTGACCATTGTAACCACTCAGGAAAGGTTGCTAAAAACTGAATACCTTTAGCTACATGTGGCTGTAAATCTGGTATGAAGGCCGCAATTATCAAGATTATAAAACATGCAGTCCAGGCTTCATCTTTCAGGGAGTCTTTAGTAGCATCAGCCATCGTGTTCTCCCACTCGACTTTACCTTCGGCAATCTTTTTCTTGACTGCTGTCTTTGCTTCAATCTCTGCAATCTTTAAATCAGATTTAGCTTTTTGTTTCTTTGCACTATGTTCAAAGTAGCCACCTACAGCTTTTGACAAACCATTGACAATGAGTCCAATCATTTAACCTCCAAATTTAATAAACCAAATATCACTGCAATAATAGACCCAACCCATACTAGGGCCTTGACTGCACCTTTACCCATGTTGATATCTGCTTTGAGTTTTGAAATTTCAGTTGCGTTTTTTTCTACGTCAGCGTGAATGTGGTCTAACTTTTCTTCTAATCTTTGTAGACATTCTCGTTCCTGGGAAGTCATAGCTATTCCGTTAGTGGATTACCCTTGTTAACAATATCATATAATTTTTGAAATTCTTTTTCGGCCCACGTAGATACGTTGGACTCCACATTTTCAATGTCAGTGGTAAGGCTTTCTAAATCTAACTGTAAATTTTTATTCTCAGTTTCCAGGGTAGCTATGCGTTCTTGGAGTGCAGAGGTATCGGTTTCTTTGACGTTACTGATTGCTTCTTCGGTAACCTGTAACCTCGTATTGATATCGCTGACCCACCACACTATCCCTCCACCTGCTGGTATCACCGATAATACCATCGATAGTAATATCGCTGGCGATAAGGTCAATGCTTTGCTCATATATTTGCTCCTGTATCAATGAGACAGTTTCTTGAATTTTAATAGTTTCTTGTATCTTAGTCAACGTCACTAAATTGACAATATCTATTTGTTGAAACCCTGTATTCTTCTTAACAGATGCAGTAGTTTTAGGTACGGATTTTGTATCCACCTTTTTACTTGCCACTTTTGGCTCTGGAGTTGATTTTGGTTCTGGTGATTCTTCCTCCTCACTCGCTTCTTCACTGGTTTCTTGAGCGACTTCTTCTTCGATTTCTTCGCTAGTGCTTTCATTCGATTCTGTTGTTTCTCCCTCAACTTCTCCACCTCCCTCTGTGATATTTTCTTCAATTTGTACCTCCTCAACGACAGGTTCATTAATCTCAATAACGGGTTCTTCAATTACCATATCATCTATCTCAGGTAAATTCACACTGACCAACTGAGTGTCTATAGGTAAATCGATAGGCATGTCTAATATCACATCAGTAATTAATTCTGTTTCTAAATCTAATCCTTGTATTACTGTGTTTTCTATAACCTGTGGCTCCGCAATCATAGGTTCAATAACCATAGGTTCAATCACAGCTACAGGTGTTTCCGATATAGTTAAATTAAGATTGATATTATCTACGATAGGAGCATACCACCCACTCCAGTTCCCAGTATCAACACCTGTAATACTAAAATCTATCGTAGTATTGTCAGTAGTCCAGTCAGATAAAGTTTGGGTTGATAAGTTATAATCCTGAGTTCCATCATTATAATCTAGGGATTGTTCTAACACATAAGTTTCAGTCGTTTCACCGTAGCTTAACTGTATGGTTGCTTGTACTTTGTCATAGTCTGTGCCTTGACTGCACCAGGTACTACTATTAGCTTCATTGTTACACCCTAGTGCTGTAAACGATACGTTGATATTATTGATATCATACCCAGGGTCTAAATTGTCAATAGTTTGTGATATGGTTTTGCCTAGATTACTAGACCAACGAACTGATTTACATAGACCAGAAGCATCAGTGCCACCTGCATAACAGTTGGCATCATGCTTTGTTTTAGTAGCATCTTCTACTACCCAATCATTAAGTTGATTGCTAAAGTTTCCGTTACTTAATAGGTTGTCCGTATTCTCGGCTACTGCTGAACACATCAGCATCAGACCAACTACGGTTGATAGTACCATCTTCATTGATTCTTCCTATACGTTTATATTCTGTGATTGCATCTTTACCAATCAGTCCTCTGATAGGGCAAGGACTACCTGAATTAAACATGGCTAAAAATACTCTTGGGTCTTCACAGAGAATGCTGGTCGCTGCCACAGATAAACCTAATGCTTTGAGTTGCTTTGATAGTTTAATTTTTTCACACGTCTTATCAACGACATGTGTACCAAAACTACCTGAAAAGATACCTGTACCAATGGCACCTGAACGAGTCACCACACACACATCTGAACCTGAACCTATGGATA